GTTTTTGTGAATATGGTGAAAGCTGCTGCCGCAGTACCAGCTGAGATGAAGCTGGCACCTGATGAGAGATTGAATGAGATTGTGAAAAGAATGCAAACAGAAGCTACGAAAGCGGAGCGCGTTGCTCAGCCCGAAGTTGTTCGGAGGGCTGAGCGCGTGCACCAGGATCGTGTTGTTGATGTGCAGATGGACAGAGATGTTGATTTTAAGGTTGCTGTTGTGGAGCCTGTTGATGTTATCCGACTTGTTTGTGGTTCCGATGCTTGTATTGAGGCTGCGCAGCATGAGGTTTTTGAACCTTATGTTGTGCGGCTTTTGTGCAGTCTCGGAATTATGAAAAGCCCGACACTGTTTTCTGCTTATGTGAATAAGCGGGAATATGTGTTGACGGCTCAAGCTAAGTTGGATAACGTTCGACATGATGGCGTCTTGGACGGAGAGAATTTGAACTTCTTTCCGCTTGAGATGGCTGCTATGCAAGCTATGAGTGTGGATATGTCTGTGGTGATATATTCCGACCCGAAATTAAGAGAAATGCTCCAATTGTGTCTCGAACAGGATTCGAGGGGAGGGGTTATGCCCCCCCCCTTTGGTCCTGGTTGGGAAGAAAAGGAGCGTACTATTTTAAGTTCAGGTCGGGCTATGACAGCATGGAAAGGCTCAGCTACGCGAGCGTTGTTTCGATTATGTTTTTTAGATCGTTCTTGCAGGCCTGTGGCTCTACCAGCCAGGATTAAAGTACTGGGTGCGTGGATCCGCAAGCATAGTGAGGATGAGATGAATGTATTGAATAATGTTCGTGAAGCTGAGGCTGTACTTGTGCGTTTGCAGCGCTATTGTGTGACCCCAAATGATCAGTTTATGAGAACTATTGAAGAATTGAGAGAAAATGATCAACCACTTACGTGGTGGCAGCAATTGCAAGTGTATTTTGTGAAAACAGCAGACCGAATAGCCTACCCGGCTGGACGTCTGATGATGGAACTGTACAATTGTGATTTTACTGTCGCTGCTCATGCTGGTGAATCAATGGCCAATATGTGGCTAAAAGTCATCATGGTTAGGGCCGCCCTGTGGGTGACTTTGATTGGTGGTGTGTTTTTGGTTGGCAAGTTGGCCACTCAGAAGGAAAAAGAGAAAGAAATTGTCGCGCAAACGTTTGCTCCAAAGGAAAAGGAGGGCCGCAACCAGCGGTTCGAATCTGACTTTACGATCAAACGTGAGCGTGGTAATAAGCATAGAGACAATGAGGCTCGTTTTGAGCGGGCTGACATGGACGGTGAAGATCGTCGTGAACGCCAGACTGACAGAGATGCCAGTAGCTGGAATCGAGTTGATGAATATATGGGTCGTGGTCTGCAACCAGCAGATTATGACCGTCCTCAACCTGGTTCCCGTGGAAAAGGAATTGCTCAAAGTAGTG